GTGCAGATTGACATTGAGAAAGAGCTGGTCGCACTCGAACGACTGACGGCCGGCCAGCTCGCCGAACGCTACGCCGAGGTCTACGGCGAGGCGACGCATTCGCGGCACCGGTCGTACCTGATCCGCAAGATTGCCTGGCGCCTGCAGACTCGCGCCGAGGGCGACCTCAGCGAACGAGCCCGGCAACGGGCGGCCGAACTGGCCAAGGGCGCCGAACTCAGGGTCATGCCGCCCATGCCGGCCGTGGATCACCCGGTCTCGGAAGTCGTGAAGAAGACGCCCATCACGCTCGACCCGCGCCTCCCGGTCCCCGGCTCGACGCTGGTCCGCCGGTACAAGGGGGTGAACTGCGAGGTCGTTGTGCGTGAGGACGGCTTCGACTTCCAGGGCGAGCGCTACCCGTCCCTGACCGCCGTGGCGTGCAAGATTACGGGCACCCACACGAACGGCTTCCGCTTCTTCAAGCTGGAGGGCCGCCAATGAACAACCCTCGGCCCGCCGCACGCCCGGGCACCCCCTGTGTCCGCTGCGCCATCTACACGCGCAAGTCCACGGAGGAAGGACTCGACCAGGACTTCAACTCGCTCGACGCCCAGCGCGAGGCCGCCGAGGCGTTCATCGCCAGCCAGACGCACGAGGGCTGGCGCAGCCTGGCGGTCCGCTACGACGACCCCGGCTTCACCGGGGGTAACATGGAGCGTCCGGCGCTGCACCGGCTCCTGGCCGACATCCGGGCGGGAAAGGTCGACTGCGTCGTCGTGTACAAGGTCGACCGCCTCAGCAGATCGCTTCTCGACTTCGCCCGCCTGATCGAGACGTTCGAGAAGCACAAGGTCGCCTTCGTCTCGGTCACGCAGCAATTCAACACGGCCAACTCGATGGGGCGGCTGGTGTTGAACGTGCTGCTCTCGTTCGCGCAGTTCGAGCGCGAGATCATCGGCGAACGCATCCGCGACAAGATCGCCGCCACCAAGAAGAAGGGGAAGTGGGCCGGTGGGTTCCCGGTACTGGGATACGACGTGGACCGCACCGGCAACAGCCCCCGCCTCGTCGTCAACGCCAGGGAGGCCGCCCGCGTCCGGGAGATTTTCAACCTGTACCTCCACCTGGGCGCCCTGCTGCCGGTGGTCGACGAGCTGGCCCGGCGGGGCTGGAAGAACAAGGAGTGTCGGACGTCGAAGGACGAGGTCCGCGGGGGCAGGCCGTTCGATAAGTGCAACCTGTACGCGCTCCTCCGCAACCCCGTCTACGTCGGCATGGTGAAGCACAAGTCGAACGTCTACCCCGGCGAGCACGAGGCCATCGTCGAGGAGTCCGTCTTCAAGCAGGTTCAGAACCTCATGCGGAAGAACGCCCGCGCGGGCGGGCCGCTGATCCGCAACAAGTACGGCGCCATGCTGCGCGGGATCATCTTCTGCAAGGGCTGCTCGCGGACGATGGTGCACACGTTCTCGCGCAAGGGGCCAAAGCGGTATCGGTACTACACCTGTTCGGCCGCCATCAAGGCGGGGCGGAAGGCGTGCCCGTCGCCGTCGCTGCCCTCGGACGAGGTCGAACGGGTCGTCGTCGACCAGATCCGCGCGATCGCCACCGACCCAGGGCTGCGCGCCGAGGTGATCCGACAGGCGAACGACCAGTTCGAGTCGGACGTCGCCGAGATGACCACCGAGCGTGCCCAGACCGAGCGGGAACTCGGCTGGCACCACGCCGAGATCCGCAAGCTGGCCGTCAGCAGCCCCGCCAACGCCGGCACTACCGCGCGGATCGCCGACCTCCACGAGCGGATCGCCCAGGCTGAGACACGCCTCGAGGAGCTGGACGGGTTGATTGCCGAGCGCCGGCGCGACCGGCTCACCGAGCAGGACGTCGGGGCGGCGTTCGCGGACTTCGACAACCTGTGGGACGCGCTGATCCCGCGCGAGCAGGCCGCGATCATCGCGCTGCTCGTCGCGCGGGTCGTGTTCGACGCGGCTGAAAGCTCGGTGTCGGTCACCTTCCACTCGACGGCGATCCAGACTCTCATGAAGACCAAGTTCGGAGGTGCGGCATGATCACGGTCACCAAGCGCGTCTTCTTCACGCGAAGCGCCAGCGGCCGGCGGCGCATGGCGGACAAACTGCCGGCGGCGCAGTCGGTCCCCACCGGGCGGGTCCCGCGTATCTCGAAGGTGATGGCGCTGGCGCTGCACTTCGAGGACCTGATCCGCTCCGGCCGCCTGGCCGACAAGACGGAAATCGCCCGCCTGGCCAGGGTTACCCAGCCGCGGATCACCCAGGTCATGAACTTCCTCTACCTGTCCCCGAGCATCCAGGAAGAATTGCTGTTCCTGCCGCGCGTCTTCCGCGGCGACGACCCGATCCACGAGAAGCTGCTCCGCCCAGTCTGCGCCGAGATCAATTTCGTCAAGCAACGCAGACTGTGGGAAGATTTCAAGAAGACTCGCCTGGCGGCCACTTCGGGCTGACCTGGGGGTTGTCGTCCGCACGACGCCGTTTAGGGGGTGGTTGCCAGATGGACCTCCAGCGCGTGCACCAGGTGCAGTTCCGCGTCGAACCGCGTGACCAACTCGCAGGCGTACCGCGCGGCCGCCGCGGCGTGGGCGCTGAAGTCCGCAGGGAGCAGGACGCACCGGATGTCGATGGCCACGGTGTTGCCCCCGATGCCTGGGCGGGCGCTTAGCCCCGAGCACGACCCGTAGCGAAGGCTACCAGCCCGGATGCCGGCAGGCCGGCCATTGGCCGCACCGCCTCGGCATCACATCGAACAGCCTTGACTCGGGCACCACAATCAAGGCATGGTCGCCGAACCCAGGCGCGGACGAAACATCCCAGCGCGGCCCGCCACATGCGCGCGACGGGCCAGCGCACCGGCATGCTCGACGAAGCGCGCTATGAGAGACTGCCGCGCAAGGCGGGCAAGTGGCAACCAGACTCGCCGGCCACTCACGCAGGTGGCAACTACCCGGCGCTCGTAGCACTGGCCGTGCTCCCTGCCCGCAACATGCTCCGCGCCGGCCGGAGCTCTGGGCCGTCGCAAGCGAAACTGGCACGCAGCGCCGGCATCCGCTCAGATATTCTCAACCGCATCGAACCGGACAAGAACAAACCGAGCGTGCTGGCCAGCGCCAACGGCGACCGGGCACTTACAGCGGCCGAGGGGAAACGAAAAAGCACATGAGACCTTGGCTCCAGATCCCGTGGGACGAGATAAAGGGCTACCACAACAACGCGTGGCTTCTCGCCGATACCTACAACGGTCTCCGTCGTCGTTGTCAGATGGTATGTCAGTCACGCGGGAGTGCAATCGATTTTGCCTGCCAGATGGGGTGGCCGATTGGTGCAGCCCGCACCATGTTGCGCACCGTCCGACGGCTGCTCCCCGCACCGCGCCACGAAGGCTTGGCCTATGAGCTTGAACCGCTCTTCGCCGGCGAAGACCCCGTGACCGCCGCGGGCATGACGGAAACTTGCGCGCACCTGCTGATCCGGCGGCTTGCGGTCAAAACGCTCGAATGGATCGTCCTGGCCGCACGAAAGGCCGTCCCTAGTCCGGTCGACGGCGGGGGGATGCCCGTCCATTGGCCGCCGGACGAGTTGCTGTGCCTGTCAAAGTTTTATGAGATCCCGGACCAATCAGTCGCTGGCCTCCTCGCGGCGCTTCGAACCGATCCCGGACACGACTCCGTTTCTTTGTGCATCCTCCGTGACCTGAAGTTGAAAGCGCTGCCCGCCAGTTTTGTCAAGCGACTCGAAATCGAGTACATGCGAGCCCAGCGGCGCGCCGCCTCGGCTGCGTCGAGCGACTCGTCTTACCACGCAGAACGCCCAAGCGAGAGTTCGCGCCGCACGCGTACGTCCATCGCAAAGGCCAACGCGGAGGCAATGAAACTGGCTGAGGCCGATCCCGAATTCGTGCATAAATCACTGCGCGAATGGGCCCACGCCCTCCGCTGCGCGCCTTCCCTAGTACCGAGCCTGCCCTTTTGGCAGGCAGTAATGGAGCGGACAGGCCGGGGGCGAAAGGGTAAGGACAAAGCACCGCATGCGGTCGGCCTGACGGACAAGTTATTGGCCACCACGCCCGACCCGGCGGCCGAAGACCCGCAGGCCGCACTCGACGGGCTGATTGCCGAACAGCGGAGCGATTTTGAGCCGAGCCCGCTGGCGGAAGACACCGGTAAGCCCGTCCGAGTGAGAACGAAGAAGAAGCCCTGAGCGCTCGCGGCGCGCTCATGAGCGCCGCTCCGCCATTTTTCCCGAGAAATAACGCACTTTAGGCAAGAATCCCCTGAGCGCCGACCTACAGGTGAGGGCCAACCGTCACCTGTGGAGGGCGCACCGTGAGCACTGCAGCACCTATACCCCGCCTTATTACACCAGGCGTCATCGCCGCGAATCTGCGCGCACCCTTGCACCGCGTCTTGCGCGTGCTGGCCACGCGCGCGCACATTCGGCCGGCCGCCCGAGCCGGCAACCTCCGGCTGTACGACCAACGCGCCGTGGCGATGGTGCGGCACGAGCTTAATTCCATCGACGCCCGCCGCTGCCGAAAGGTGGTGCAGTGATGAGCACCATCCGGACAGGGGCGGCCGCCGATGCCCGCGCGAGTGCTACCGACGCCACGCCAAGTCGGCGAGGCCCTGGCCGTCAGTCCACTCGCCGTCCCGCCAAAGACTTCGTCCTCACGGCCTACGCCCAGGTCTTAATCACGTTCAAGGCCCGACAACTGAGCCGGCGCCCGGGCTTCACGTCGTCCGACCGGGAAGACGTGGAGAACGATTTGTGGGCGGCGCTTGCCAGCCAGGCCGAGCATTTCGACCCGACGAAGTCGTCGTTCAGCACGTTCGCGGCTCGAGTCATCGACACCGCCGTCACGATGATCCTACGCGACCGCAGTCGCAAGAAACGTGCCGCGGGATTCCGGGCGCAGTCCCTCGACAGCCCAGGTTTGGGCTCGCCGACGACGGAGACCTTGTCCGCCAGGGTGTCGGCGGCTGACGTCGCGCGGCGTACCGGTGTCGTAGCACGCGACGAGATTTCCATCCACGAAGACGCCGAAGCTGTTCGCCACGCTCTTGCGCTGATGCCCGGGGACGTGCGGGAGGTCTGCCGCTTGCTGATGGGCGGCGGGACCGTCTCTTCGGTGGCCCGCAACCTCGGCGTCTCTCGCCGCCAGGTTCGCAAGAGCCTCGCGTCCGCCCGTCCGTTCCTCGAACGCGCCGGCTTCGGTAATTACTAACCGCCGGACAGGTTGCACCGCCACGGCATAGGTATCGATCGTGGCGGTCAACCTTCTCTCGCCATCCGGGGCAGGGTCATGAGCGGCGCCGTCGAGTTCGTATTCGCGCCGGACGTTTCGCTCGACGATGCCGAGATGACCCTGCACCTGGCGATGTTCGCCCTCGAAGGGCTGGCCGGCCGCGTACGCGTTCGTTTGGACGCGCACTACCGCATTGACCCGGAGGGTCGCGCGCTTTTCCTGGCCACCGACAACCGCGTGGCCCGCATGGTCGTTCGCGTCTTCGCCGCGCTGCTAGCGCGGGAAGTCGGCGAGGACTCGTTTCACGTGATCGCCGTCGACGCGCTCCCCCAATCGCTTGAACAGGAAAGGATCGTGCCCGCATGAGTTCCCTTGCGCGCGTCCAGCGCGGCCGGGTCGCCAAACCGCCGCGGCTCCTCGTCTACGGCACTGAGGGGATCGGCAAGTCGACGTTCGCGGCCGGCGCCCTCCGGCCAGTCTTCGTCCAGACCGAAGACGGCCTTGACGAGATCGACTGCGCGAAGCTCCCGCTGGCAACGACCTTCGACGAGGTCGTCGCCGCGCTCGCCGAACTCCGCACGGAACGACACGACTTCGAGACGGTCGTCATCGACAGCCTCGACTGGCTGGAGCGCCTCGTCTGGGACCGCGTCTGCCGCGAGTCTGGCGTCACCACCATTGAGAAGGCCGACGGCGGCTTCGCCAAGGGCTACGTCCACGCGCTCACGTACTGGCGCGAGATCGTCGGCCACCTCGACCGGCTCCGCAACGACCGGGGCATGGTCGTCGTGCTGATCGCCCACGCCCGCGTCGAGAAGTTCGAGGACCCGGAGTCGAGCCCCTACGACCGCTACACGCCCCGGCTGCACAAGCACGCGGCCGCGCTCGTTGGCGAGTGGTGCGACGCGGTGCTGTTCGCGACCCGCAAGTTCCGGACGCAGACCGAAGACGCCGGCTTCAACCGCAGGCGCACGATCGCCCACGCGGTCGGCAAGGGCGGCGGCGAGCGGGTGCTCCGCGCCGTCGGCGGCCCCTCGTGCGTCGCCAAAAACCGCTACGGCATCACCGAGGAACTTCCCCTGTCCTGGGCGGCGTTCATGGCCGCCCTGCCCACCCACCAACCCCAAGGAGCCGAACAAGATGGCTGACCTCCGCGGGTTCGACGCCAACCAGGTCGAACCTTCCAGCGACTTCGACCCGATCCCCGCCGGCAAGTACCCGGCCGTCATCACCGACTCGGAAATGAAAGCCAACAAGGCCGGGACGGGGCACTACTTGCAGCTCACGTTCCAGGTCCTGGACGGCCCTTACAAGAACCGCAAGCTCTGGACGCGCCTCAACCTCGACAACCCGAACGCGCAGGCCGTGCAGATCGCGCGGGCGGAACTCTCCGCCATCTGTCGGGCGGTCGGCGTCCTGGCCCCCGGCGACTCGGTCGAGCTGCATGACCTGCCCCTGGTCATCCACGTCAAGTGCGTCAAGCGCGCCGACACCGGCGAGCTGACGAACGAGATCAAAGGCTACGCCAGGAAGGAAGCGCCGGCGTCGGCGGCTACTGCCCAACCGTCCGCCAACAGCACGCCGCCGTGGAGGCGCTCGTGATGCTGGAGGTCGAACTGCCCTACCCGCCGTCGATCAACCACTACTGGCGGCGGGTGGGGTCCAAGACCCTGATCAGCCGCGAGGGCCGTCGCTTCCGCGAGCGCGTGGTCGCGACCCTCGCGCGCCTGCGCGTCGAGGCGCTGGCGGGTCCCCTGGCGGTGGAAGTCGAGATCCGCCCGCCCGACCACCGCCGCCGCGATATCGACAACGTCCAGAAGGCGTTGCTCGACGCGCTGCAGCACGGCGGCGCCTACGCGGACGACAGCCAGATCGTCCGCCTGGCCATCGAGAAGGGCCCACCCGTCCCGGGCGGCAAGACCCTGGTCCGGATCCGGTGCCTGTGATGCTCCACCTGCGACCCTACCAGGACGAGGCGAAGACGGCCGTCTACGACCACCTGCGCACGCGGGACGACAACCCGTGCGTGGTGGTCCCGACGGCCGGCGGCAAGACGCCCGTCATGGCCTCGATCTGCAAGGACGCGGTCGACCTGTGGGACGGCCGCGTCCTGGTCCTGGCGCACGTCAAGGAGCTGCTGGAACAGGCCGCCGAGAAGCTGAACGCCATCTGCCCCGAGGTTCGGTTCGGCGTCTACTCGGCGGGCCTGCGGCGGCGCGACACCGCGCAGCCGGTGATCGTGGCCGGGATCCAGTCGGTCTACAAGCGCGCGTGCGACCTCGACGCCTTCGACCTCGTCGTCGTCGACGAGGCCCACATGATCCCGCCGGATGGCGAGGGCATGTACCGCCGGTTCCTGGCCGAGGCCCGGGTCGTCAACCCGCGCCTGCGGGTCGTCGGCTTCACGGCCACGCCGTTCCGACTCAAGACCGGGTCCCTCTGCACGCCGGACGGGATTCTCAACCACGTCTGCTACGAGGTCAGCGTCCGCGAGTTGATCCGGGATGGCTACCTCTGCCCGCTCGTGACCCGGACGGGAGAGACCAAGGTGGACAGCAGCGGCCTGGCCGTCCGGGGCGGCGACTTCGTGGCGGGTGAGGTCGAGGAGCTGATGGACAATGACGCCCTGGTCGAGGCCGCCTGCGCCGAGATCGTGGACCAGACCGGGGGCCGCAACGCCGTGCTGATCTTCGCCAGCGGCGTCAAGCACGGCGAGCACATCGTCTCGGTGCTGGACGCCAGGCACGACGTCGCCTGCGGGTTCGTCACGGGCGAGACGCCCGCCACCCAGCGCGACGCGACGCTGGCGCGGTTCAAGGCCGGCGACCTGAAGTACCTGTGCAACGTCAACGTGCTCACCACCGGGTTCGACGCCCCGAACATCGACTGCGTGGCGCTGGTGCGGCCGACCCTGTCGCCCGGCCTGTACTACCAGATGGTCGGGCGCGGCTTCCGGCTGCACCCGTCGAAGGCCGACTGCCTGGTCCTCGACTTCGGCGGCAACGTGCTGCGGCACGGGCCGGTCGATCGGATCCAGCTCCGGCCTTACGACGGGCGCGACGGCCAGGCCCCGGTCAAGGAATGTCCCGAGTGCCGGGCGGTCATCGCGGCGGGCTACGCCCGCTGCCCGGAGTGCGGCCACGAGTTCGAGCCGCCCGAGCGGAGGCGGCACGCGGCCCGCGCCAGCGACGCCGGCATCCTCTCCGGAAAGGTCACCACCACCCGCCACGCGGTGCAGGACGTGTTCTACCACGTCCACCGCAAGCGCGGCGCCGGTGACGACGCCCCGAGGACCTTGCGCGTCGACTACAAGGTCGGCTGGAACACCTTCAAGTCCGAGTGGGTCTGCTTCGAGCACCAGGGGTACGCCCGGCACAAGGCGGTGGCGTGGTGGAAGCGGCGGTCGCCCGACCCGGTGCCGGACACCGCGCGGGACGCGGTGACGATCGCCGGCAACGGCGGCGTGGCCCTCACCACCGCCATCACCGTCCGCAGCCTGGCCGGCGACGAACACGAACGGATCATCGGTCACGAGATCGGCCCGCTACCCGAGCCGGTCCCAGTTGGCGACGGGGCCACGTACGACCCCGACGAAGTCCCCTTCTGAGGTCCACCGCCCATGCCCGCGACCGACGGCGCGTTTCTGGAAGCGGCACTGCGGTACGCCGAGATGGGCTACCGGGTGTTCCCCTGCGCGCCAGGCGACAAGAACCCGGTCACCGGGCACGGCTTCCTGGAGGCGACTACCGACCCCGGGGCGATCGAACGCTGGTGGTCCCGGCACTCGAGCGCCAACGTCGGCATCGCCGCGGCGGGACTGCTCGTCGTCGACGTCGACGGCGAGGCGAACACCTGGCCCGGCGACCCCCAGCGAGCGCTCGACCTGGCCGCCGCGCCGCTGGTACTCACGCCGCACGGCGGCAACCACCGCATCTTCCGCCGGCCCCCCGATCGGCGGTGGGGCTGCACGGCCAGCCGCCTCGCCCCGAACGTCGACACCCGGACCGACGGCGGCTACGTCGTGGCCCCGCCGTCCGTGGTCGACGGCAAGGGCTACCGCTGGGCGCCGGGATTGGAACTCGACGGCCCGCCCGACTGCCTGCCCGAGCCGCCGGCCTGGCTCGCCGCGGAGCTCGACCGCCTGGAAACGGGTGCAAGCGACACGGCCCGGGGCGCGGCCGGCGACCATGATCCGAACCAGATCCCGGCCGGGCAGCGCAACGCGACGCTGGCGCGACTGGCGGGCACCATGCGGCGGGTGGGAATGGCGCTCCCCGAGATCGAGGCCGCGCTCCAGCGGGCGAACGCCGACCGCTGCACGCCGCCCCTGGCAGCCCGCGAGGTCGAGCGGATCGCGGCCAGCATCGCCCGCTACGAGCCGGACCAGATCGCCGTCGCGCTGGCCGAGAACCACTGGGACCAGATGTACGCCGAGCGGCCCGCCGACGAGGAGGTCCCCGAGGCACGCGACCCGGGCGCCATCCCCGACGACCTGCTCCGCGTGCCCGGCTTCGTCGACGAGGTCATGGCCTACACGCTCGAGACGGCCCCCTACCCCGAGCGGACGCTGGCCTTCTGCGGCGCGCTGTCGCTGCAGGCCCTGCTCGCCGGTCGGAAGGTCCGCGATGTGTCCGACAACCGCACGAACCTTTACGTCCTCGGCCTGGCCAACTCCGGCGCCGGCAAGGACTACCCGCGCAAGGTGAACCAGAAGGTGCTGCTCGAGGCCGGGGCTGCTGAATGTCTTGGCGACACGTTCGCCAGCGGCGAGGGGATCGAGGACCGGCTGTTCGCGCACCCGTCGGTGCTCTTCCAGACCGACGAGATCGACGGGCTGATGGCCAAGATCAACCTCGGCAAGGACGCCCGGCACGAAGCCATCATGAACGTGCTGCTCAAGATGTACACGAGCGCCAGCTCGCTGTACCCGATGCGCGTGAAGGCCGGCCGGGAGGCCGGGCTGATCGACCAGCCGTGCCTGTGCATCTTCGGGACCGCCATCCCCAAGCACTACTACGAGGCGTTATCCCTGAAGATGCTCACCAACGGCTTCTTCGCCCGCATGCTCATCCTGGAGACGGGCAGGCGGGGCCGGGGCCAGGACGCCGTGGTCCGCGAGCTGCCGGCCGCGGTGGTCGAGGCGGCGCGGTGGTGGGTGGAGTTCACCCCGGGGCAGAAGCGGGCCAACCTCGCCGACTGGCACCCCGTCCCCCGGGTCGTCGAACACACGCCCGAGGCGGGCGAGATCCTGCGGGCGTTCCGGCAGCGCGCCGACGACGAGTATTCGAAGGCGGAGGACCAGGGTGACGCCGCCGGCATGGCCATCTGGGCGCGGGCCAACGAGAAGGCCCGCCGGCTGGCCCTGATCTACGCCTGCAGCGCCAACCGGCTCGACACCCGGATCGACGCCGACGCGGCGCGCTGGGCCGGCGCCTTCGTCGAGCACCAGACCCGGCGCATGCTCTTCATGTCCGCGGAAAACGTGAGCGAGAACGAGTTCGACGCCCGCTGCAAGAAACTGGTGATCACGTTGCGCACCTGGCGCGACAGGCACGGCGACGTCTGGATGCCGTTCTGGCGGATCAACCGCAAGCACCCCTGGAGCGAGCGCGACCACGAGGACATCCGGACGACGCTCCTCAACCAGCGGCTCATCGAATACCTCGAGGCCCGCACCGGCGGGCGGCCGAGCCGGCTGTACCGCCTGCTCGGGACTTGTTGACGACCGGGATCTGCTGCAAAAGGGCCGGTTGCGCCTGCAAGTAGGCAGGTGGCACGGCGGGAAGTCAAAAGCTGCGCAAAAAGTTTGGGGTCGGAAGATGAAGAATAATAATAAATTACAACTTCTTCTCTTACTTATTGTCTTCCCGTACCCCCACCCGCCCGCGCCTGCGTGCGCGTGTACGCGCGAGGCCCGGTGCAAGATGGCAAGAAGTCTGCGCCGGGAGCACGCGGGAAATTGGCCGGATGCTGACGCCGCCCGACGCGAGACCGGCTTGCGCCCGCTCGTGGCCCGCGGATCGCCTACGTTGGCCCGTGGCGCGTTATCTCGGGCCCGGCGGCCGTTGGCCCCAACCAACGAGGAAAGGCCCCGTGTAGGGGCCCTGGGGCGATTCCTCGGACAAGGCGTGCTACGGCTCGCCGTTGTCGGCCACTCCCGGCGGCTGTCCCTTGAACGCGGCCAGTCGCTTGGCGTACAGCGCCCGTACGCGCTCCAGGTCCTTCAGCACGAGTTGCCCCTTCACCTCGGGCGTCAGGCGCTCGCCCACCTGCCGCAGCTCGCCGGCCGACTCCACCGTGGCGATGCGGTCCGCGTATTCTGTGGCCACGTCAGCCGACCGCCGCAGCCGCTCCTGCTCCCGGCGTTCCAGCACCTCGGCGTCCTGCAAGGCGACCGCGTCGTCGGTGGGGACGGGCGCCTGCCGGTTGCCCAGCAGGCCCAGCAGCGGCTTGGCCAGCTTGTCGAACGTCGGCCACTCAATCGTGCTGCCGGCCAGGATGCCGGTGCGGTCTTTCTCGACGTGGGCCAGGATCGCCGCCGGCTGGCGGCGGTTGGCCTTGTGGGCCTCCATGCGGACCAACACGTCCGGCTCGTAGGCCGTCTCGCCCTCGGCGCGCAACCGGAAGCCTACCTGCTTCAGTTCTCCCGTCCCCTCGTCTTCGCCGTAATCGACGCCCTGCCGGCCGCAGAGGATGGCGTGGACCGGCAAGGACAGGAGCAGGTTCATCAGTTCGCGGTACGGCTTCTTGATGGCCCCCCAGGCGTGCAGGGGGATGCCGCCATGCTTGGTCAGCTTGCCGGTGTAGGCGTTGCGGCATGCGTCCCAGAGGTGGCTGATCGAGTCGATGACGACCGCCCCGTAGACGCCGGGGTCGAGGTTATGCAGCGCCGCCAGCGCCTCGGTCACGGACCGCGTGTGCAGCACGTCGAAGTCGAACGCCTCCGGGTGGGCCGTGCGGCGCGGGACGGCCTGCGAGTAGAAGGCGGTGCCCTGCTCGGTGTCGAGCACGGCAACGCGCCGGTTGGCGCTGCGGGCCAGGCCCTCGGCCAGCAGCAGGGCGGTGAACGTCTTGCCGCTGCCCGCCGGCCCGTACAGCGCCAGCTTCAGCGCGGACTTCATCGACATTGGTTTTTTGAATCCCGACATGATGGTCTCCTGTGGTTGGTGGTGTCGGGGCGCCCGTCACGCCGGGGGCCGGAGGGCGAACTGGCCCTTGCCGACCTTCACGAACCGGGCCTGGTCGCCCTTGGTCTGCATCTCGCGCAGGATGGCGCTGTACAGCGTGGCCGCCGGGGTCTTGCCGCCGGGGCTGGTCCAGTAGCCCTTGACCGCCATGGCGCCGATCAGCTCCTGGCAACCCATGGGCCGGCCCTCTTCGGCCAGCACCCGTGCGGCGGCGTCCAGGGCACTGGGCCGGGTGGGCTTCGGCTCGGCGGCGTTGCGCCGGGTGCGCTTCTGGGCCGGCGGCTCGGTCGCGGCTTCGACGGCACGAGGGGTCGGGGTCGGTTCAGGGGTCGGCTCGGTGGCGGGCGCCGTCGGCTGCTCGGCGGGCGGGGCCTCCGGAGCGGGGGCGACTTCGGCCGCCTCGGGCGGGGGTTCGGTGGCCTCGCGGGGCGTGCTGGCCTCCGCGACCGGCTCGGGGGCCGGTTCGGACCCGGTCGCCTCATGCGGCTCCGGGGCCTGGTCCGCGTCGAGGATCTCCAGGCCCTTGACCCCCAGTTCGGCTCGCTTCCACGTGACCTTCTCGCCGTCGTCCCATTGGATCTTCACCGCCACCGCATTTGCCCACACGATGCGGCCCTCGGCCCCGTCGGGGGTGTGCCGCACGCGCGTGCCGAGCTTGATGTTGGCCACCAGGCCGCTGGCCATGTCCGCCGCGTTCTTGCCCTTCTTCGACATGTTCGTGCTCCCGTAGCTGGGGGTTCTGCTCTCTTGCGGGTCCGCGAAGTGCGTTACCGCGACACGACAGTTACCTCAGCCCTGGGGAGCACCTCAAGCTATATCTGCGATGATTTTCAGATTTATTTAAGCGCTACGGCCGGGCCGCTGGCGCCGTTTTGCGTCCGCCGCAGCGGCCGTACTACGACCGCGTGAACGACACCGGAACGGAGGAGCACCATGCACGTCGAGATGCGAAGACTGGATGAGATCAAACCCTACGAGAACAACCCTCGGCACAACGACGAGGCCGTCGACGCCGTGGCAGCGTCGATCAAGGCGTTCGGCTTCCGGCAGCCGCTGGTGGTCGACGAGCAGGGCGTCATCATCGTTGGGCACACGCGGTACAAGGCGGCCGGCAAGCTCGGGATGGAGTTCGTCCCGGTCCACGTGGCGATCGGGCTGTCGCCCGAGCAGGCGCGGGCCTACCGCCTCGCCGACAACCAGACGGCGACGATCGCCACGTGGGACGAGGACAAGCTGCCGCTGGAGCTGATGGCCCTGCAGGAGGCGGGCTTCGACCTCGACCTGACCGGCTTCTCCGCCGACGAGTTGCTGCGGTTGATGCAGTCGCCAACCGAGGGATTGACCGACCCGGACGCCGTGCCCGAGCCGCCCGATGAGGCCGTGACGCAGACCGGCGACCTGTGGGTCTTGGGAAACCACAGGTTGTTCTGTGGCGACAGCGCCAAGCCCGAAGACGTCGACCGCCTACTCGACGGCGCCCCCGTCCACTTGGTTAATTGCGACCCGCCGTACAACGTGAAGGTCGAGCCGCGCTCCAACAACGCCATTGCTGCGGGCCTCAGCTCCTTCGAGTCGACGCACCACCAGAAGCTCGACGTCGAGCGCTTTCCGGGCAAGTCGCAGCCGACCACGAAGAAGCTGAGGCCGAAAGACCGGCCGCTGGCCAACGACTTCGCCTCCGACGAGGAATTCGCCCGGCTTTTGAGCGCCTGGTTCGGGAACCTCGCCCGCGTGCTGCTGCCGGGGCGGGCGTTTTACATCTGGGGCGGCTACGCCAATTGCTCGAACTACCCGTCGGCGCTCAAGGCCGCCGGCTTGTACTTCAGCCAGTCGATTATTTGGGACAAGCAGCACCCGGTGTTAACGCGCAAGGACTTCATGGGCGCCCACGAGTGGTGCTTCTACGGGTGGCGCGAAGGTGCGGCGCACCAGTTCTTCGGGCCGGCCAACGTCACGGACCTGTGGGCGGTCAAGAAGGTCAACCCGCAATCGATGGTCCACCTGACCGAGAAGCCCGTCGAGCTGGCCACGCGGGCCCTGGAGTACTCGTCAAAGCCCGGGGAGAACGTGCTGGACCTGTTCGGCGGCAGCGGCAGTACCCTGATCGCGGCGGAGCAGACCGGCCGGCACGCCTACCTAATGGAGCTGGACCCGCTCTACTGCGACGTGATCGTGCAGCGCTGGGAGCAGTTCACCGGCAAGACGGCCGAGCGGGCGGCCTGAGCCAAAAAGCCGGGAAAGGTAGTCACCGGCGGTCATCCGCGGTCACGACGACTCCAAGCCCGAGGGGACGATGGCCAACGAAGCACGGCAGCAGCTCGAGCACCAGCTCCTGCTCGCCCTGGCCTGTGGCGCCAGCGTCGAGGTCGCGGCGCAGAAACTGGGCATCAGCGAGAGCACGATCCGCCGCCGGCTCCGCGACCCGAAGTTCGCCGCCCGGCTGACGCAGATGCGCGCCGACATGGCCCTGCGCGTGGCCGACCAGCTCACGGCGGCCAGCACCGAGGGGGCCCGCACCATGGTGGAGCTGATGAAGCCGGCCAACCCCCCGTCGGTGCGCCTGGGCGCCTCCAAGGCCGTCGTCGAGTTGGGGATGAAGGCCCGCGAGAACGCCGAACTGCAGGCCCGCATGGCGGAGTTGGAGCGGCGGCTGGACGCCCACGAGAAGGCGCCACGGCGCCGTGGTGGCGACGGGAAGAAGGCGTCGTAGGCGGGGAGTAGCGATGAGCGTGCGGCAGTTGCGCAGCAAGCTGGCGCGGCTGGAGGCGGTGGCCGACCTGCGGGAACAGGACCCCGGCGCCCTGGACGCGCTCCGCGCCGACCCGCTGCGGCTGCTGACGCAGGCCGGCATGGGACCGGACCCCTGGCAGGCCGGCGTCCTGCATTCCTCGGCGGACCGCCTGTTGCTGCTCGCCTCCCGCCAGGCGGGCAAGAGCAGCGTGGCGGCCGCGCTGTCCCTGCACACGGCCCTAGTCAGGCCCCGCTCGCCGGTGTTGCTCCTGAGTCCGTCGACCCGCCAGTCGGGCGAGCTGTTCCGCAAGGTCATGGACCTGTTCAACGCCCTGGACCGGCCGCTGGACGTGGTGGCCGAGAGCGCCCTGCGCGTGGAGTTCGCCAACGGCTCGCGCGTGCTGTCGCTGCCGGGCACCGAGGGCACCGTCCGCGGCTTCAGCGACGTGGCGCTCTTGGTCATCGACGAGGCGGCGAGAGTCGCTGACCCCCTCTACTACGCCGTGCGTCCCATGCTCGCCGTCAGCCGCGGCCGCATGGTGGCGCTGTCGACGCCGTTCGGCAAGCGCGGTTGGTTCCACGACGAGTGGTTCGGCTCGGGGTCGTGGGAGCGAGTGCGGGTCACGGCCCCGGAGTGCCCGCGCATCTCGGCCGAGTTCCTGGCCGAGGAGCAGCGGGCGCTGGGCGAGCGCTGGTTCCGGCAAGAGTACCTCTGCTCGTTCGAGGACGTCATCGACGCCGTGTTCGCCTACGCCGACATCCAGGCGGCGCTGTCCGACGACGTCAAGCCCCTGTTCGCGGAGCGCTAGGCCATGCAGCCGTACTACTTCGTCGGGCTGGACCTCGGCCAGACGGCCGACTTCACCGCCCTGGCGGTCCTGGAGCGCCCGACGGCGGCCCGGGGCAGCGACGCCGTGGTCTACTCCTTGCGGCACCTACAGCGCTACCCGCTGGGCACGCGGTACACGGCCATCGTGCCGGCCGTCGCGCAGCTCGTCGCCGCGCCGCCGCTGGCGGGCCACGTGAGCCTGGTCGTGGACCAGACAGGCGTCGGCCGGGCGGTGGTGGACATGCTGCGGCGGTCCGCGCCCTGCCACGTCGTGCCGGTCACCATCACGGGCGGCCAGAGCGTCACCGAGGCCGAGGACGGCTCGCGCCACGTCCCCAAGAAGGAACTGGTCACAGCCCTTCAACTACTGCTACAAGGCCACCGCCTGCAGATCGCCCGCTCGCTGCCCGAGGCGGGCACTCTCGTCCGTGAGTTGGAGAACTTCCGGGTCAAGATCACGTTGGCCGCCCGCGAGACGTTCGGCGCCTGGCGGGAGGGTCAGCACGACGACCTGGTCCTGGCCGCCGCCCTGGCCGGGTGGTGGGCTGAGCGCGGCTTCTACGGCGCCTTCGAAGTGACCGAGGATCCACGGTCGCGCAGCATCCTGTGCGACATGCCCGATGACGTATTCATGACGGGCCGCATCTATGACTGA